CCAACGGCATCACATAACGCGAGATTGATATAATGGCTGTTTCGGGTAGTCAGTTAACAAGGATCGGCGCGGCTTTTAGCGGTGTATCTAAAAAGCTAACAATCACGGCAAAGGCCGCAGCAGAAATAGCGGGGGCGATAACTATCGACGTTCGAGCAGCACTACTGGCATATGGCGATTTAGCGGCTTTGGTCGGTAATAGAATTTACAGGGTCAGGCTACCAGATAACCCTACTTACCCATGCATCTTATTTAGAGCTACAGAAGAGCCAGAGGTGACATTAGGCGGCGCTTCAGCGGTTCAGCATTTTGAATATGAGTTTGAGATATACGCCGATGATTTTGTTCAGTTAGAATCAACCGCTCTACAGCTACAAAACGCCATGGAAACAGGCGCATTTAAGGCAATTATGGTAGACTTTAATGATGACAACTTTATTGACAGCTCAAGGGTTCACGGGATTTATATAGATTATTCGGTATGGCAGTAAGCAGTAAATTTAATTTTATAAAATAGGAGGCTAGACAATGGCGGCTTTAGTATCGCAAGGTGCAGTTTTAAAAAGGGGTGACGGTGGTGGTCCAGAAAGTTTTACCGCAATCGGTGAGGTTGTTAGCATTAGTGGGCTTGGCTCCGGTTCGGCCTCTGAAATTGATGTTACCAATCTATCTTCAACTGCTAAAGAGTTCTTAATGGGGTTAGAAGATGAGGGATCAATAACGCTAAGCCTTAATCTTGATACAGCAGACACTATGCAGACAGGATTAAGGACAGATAGAGCGGCACAAACCCTCAGAAACTTTGAGCTAGATCTAACTGATTCAGGGCCTACCACTATAAGCTTTTCCGCTTATGTTCAAACTTTTGCGGTAAGTATTGCCGTTGATGATAAGATTGGCTTAGAGGTTACTTTAAGAATTAGCGGCGCAGCTACTTGGGCATAATGTTTAATTAAGTGTTATTAATAGATTATGCTTAAATCATATTTAATTAATTAGGTGTTAGTAATAGCAAGGGGATTTTTTATGGTAGCTACTGAAAAACAGCTTAATTTAAATGATATATTGAATGCAGACGACACTAAAACTAAGCGCGTCGATGTGCCTGAATGGGGTGGCTATGTAATCATTCAGACTATGACAGCAGAGGCGCGTGATAGATACGAGCTTAGTTTGTTGGCAATGGATGACAACGGACAGCCAACAGGGAGGGATATGACCAATGTCCGCGCAAAATTAGTAGCTTGCTGTACTTTGGGGCCTGATGGTAGACCTATGTTTAAAAATGACGATCATGTTAAAGTGCTCGGAGCCAAGAACTCTAAAGCAGTTGATAGAATTTATGATGCTTGTCAAGAGTTAAACAAGATCAGCGATTCAGAAATTGAGGAATTGGCGGGAAACTAAAAAACAGGCCAACTATACTTTTTTTGCACCGTTACGCTATAGAGATTGGTTGGCCTGTACCGCTATTAAAGCGCGTTATGAGTAGTGCCGACATTGCAGAGGCGATGGCTTTTAATAAATTGGAGCCGTTCAGCAGTTTTAAAGATGATTATAGGCATAGTGTTTTATGTTGGTTGATAGCGAAGGTAAACGGCGCTAAAAATGCCAGAGTAGATGATTTTATGCCAGAGTACAGGGGCGACAAAAAGCGGCCTAGTAGGCTTGATCAAGAGATAAGGGAGGCTTTTAAAATTGGCAACGCTCGCTAGTTTATCAATAGATTTAGTTGCAAATAGCGCCACGCTGGTCAAAGAGGTTAAAAAGGCTAACAAATCACTTGGCACTATTGAAAAGACGGCTCGACAGGTCAGCGGGGTTGTTAAGTTGGCCATCGGTACAATTGCAGTTGGCGCTTTTAAAAATATGGCTATGGCCTCTATTGATGCAGCAGATCAAGCGGGTAAGCTTGCCATGAGGCTAGGCACGACATCAGAGGCTATAAGCGAACTGGCGTATGTTGCTAACCTATCAGGCGTTAATGTTAACGCTATGAATATGGGCCTACAGCGCATGACTAGGCGAGTCGCAGAGGCCGCAGGCGGAACAGGTGAGGCCACAAAGGCGCTAAAAGAATTAAATATATCAGCAGTAGCCCTCAACAAATTAGCGCCTGAAAAGCAATTTGAGGTGTTATCAGAGGCTATAAACAATCTTAAAAACGACTCTGATAAAGTTAGATTGTCAATGAAGTTGTTTGACTCTGAAGGGGTCGCACTCATCCAAACCATGGGCGATGGTGCAAGAGGCATCAGAGCAATGCGCGAAGAGGCGCGTAAAATGGGGGCCTCTATATCAACTGAGGCATCTAATTCAGCAGCGGCGTTCAACGATGAAATGCTCAGGCTTAATACTCGCATGGATGGAATAACAAGAGTGGCGGCCATTGGATTTGCTCGCGCTTTTGTTGATATCGGTGACGCCATTCTGGGTGCAGATGAAAAGATAGAAGATTTTAACGACAGCACAGATGATATAGAGCGAGTATTAAAAGCAATAACAGTCATAGGCGTTGGATCAGCGGCTACAGTTGCTACCCTCGGCGAAGCTTTAGCGGGTGTTGGTATTGTTTTAAGCGAAATTGGGAAAGGAAACTTTTCTAACATATCAAGTGAGCTTGATATAGTTGATGAACGAATAAATGGAATTGATGAGCGGTTTAGTAAATTTTTAGAAAAACTATATGGCGAAAAAGAGACACCCACCCCTATAGAATCAGCGGTTGAAGTTGCACCCCCAAATGAAGCGGGGCCGGTTGAGTCGGTAGCCATTGATCCTAGCTTGGGCCTTGGGGGTGGGCCTAGCCTGGAAGAAAAAGAAAAAGAAGCAGAGCGGCTTAAAAAAATGGAGGAGAACCTTGAAAAGTTTACTCTAATGATTCATGAGCAGAATAGAGTTGTTGAAGAGGGGCTACTTTATGAGGAGCAGCTGCGAGACAATCACTATAATAAGCAACTAAACACTATAGACGCATTTCATGCCAATCAGATGGCCTCTATCATAAAGAATGAAGGCAATGTATTAAAACAGAATAAAAAAATGGAGGAACTACAAAAGCAGACTGACAAGAAAAAACTGATGCTAGGCAAAAAGTACGGCATGGAATTATTATCACAAGCAGCAGAAACAAGCAGAGCGGCTTTTAATATTCAAAAAGCTGCGGCCATAGCTGATGGTATCATAAAGGCAAGAGAATCTATTTTAGGGGCCTGGACTTTTGGTAATAAAATTGGCGGACCACCAGTAGGCGCGGCTTTTGCGGCGCTTGCAGGGACGGTGGCATATGGTGAATTAAACGCTATCAAGAGCGCTCAATTTGGCGGGGGTGGTAGTGGCAGTAGCTCTATATCAGGTGGCACACCAGCAGTTAACACCCCCACAGCAGAAACGGCAGCTATAAATGATTTTGAAGAACCTCAAACTAAAACTATTTATTTTAATGTTGAGGGGATCGGCGATGCAGAGCTATTGCCAAAATCAGCGGTTAGAGGCTTGATTGATTTAATTAATGATGAGCGCGAATCTAATGTCAGGGTGGTAATATAATTATGTCTGTTATGTTAACTGAGAACCTTTTAAGGACTGGTAACACTCATTCTTGGGATGAGAGGACTACTGCGTTAACCGCTAGTGATGCGGGTACAACTGATTATTTCGGATTTAGTTGCGCTCTATCGGGTGATGGTACAGTTCTAGCGGTTGGGGCTCAAGGCTGGGACGGTGGCGCAGGATCAAACCAAGGCGCAGTATATGTTTTCGATTGGAACGGGTCGAGCTGGACAGAAAGAACCACAGCGCTTACGGCTAGTGATGCGGGTGCAAGTGATTTTTTCGGTTCGGGTTGCGCTTTATCAAGTGATGGTACAGTGTTAGCTGTTGGCGCTTATGGCTGGGATGGAGGCGCAGGCTCAGACCAAGGCGCGGTTTATATTTTCGACTGGAACGGCTCAAGCTGGACAGAGAGGACAACAGCGCTCACTCCAAGTGATGCTGGAGGTACAGACAGATTCGGGAGAAGTTGCGCGTTATCAAGTGATGGTACTGTGTTAGCGGTTGGCTCCTT